GTTTCCCAGTCACGATCAAGAGAGGATCATCAGCGAACGATCCCACAGCGTTGGCCCACATAGTACCTTGCTGGAAGACAGTCTCATCTCGGTCATATCGACCGAAATTTTCCATTCTTAAAATACTCAATTTTTTAACTCCAATTAAGGTACGAGAGTTTGAGACTCAGATTGGATACCCCTTCTGATAAACTCTTCAATATCTGGTCGTCCTTCAGTAACCCTTCTCAATCCATTCCTGATCTCGAATAAAGCCCCGTCTTCGTCGATGATGTAAAGACTGTCTTTAATTTGAATAGCAGTTCCGGGCCAAGAGCCTCTGTCAAAGAGGATACCTTTAAACCTCTGCATAGGTGCAGTAGAGTCTCCGGTAGTCACCCAAGGCTCAGTAGTCTTCTGACCACACAGCCAGAACATGTCTCCAAACACTACAACCTGATGAAGTTCGTCTGGGCTTCGTTCAGCAGTAGCGAAGTTCAACGGATCAACAACAACTTCTCCCGGTTCAATCCAGTAGAAACGTCCTTTGATGTTTTGTTCTTGAACAGGTACGACAATGACGTAAGAATTGATGTCAGCTAGGCTGATAGCACCATAGTCTTCAGGCATTCTGATTTGACGCAACTGAGGATCGCCACCATCTTCAAGAGTAGCAGCCCCCCACGACATGTTCGCTCCTGTTTCCGTAGTGGCTAGAGAGTTCCCAGCAACACCCGGAGTTTTAGCAATCACAAACAAATCAGTTGAAGTATAGTTTCCAGTTTGAACAGTAGGGTGTTCAGTGAGCGCTGTAGAGTAGTCCGTTCCCGGTACTCCTTGGGAGTCGATAGCGTTAGCTAGGTTCTGGATTTCTTCCGAAAGCGTACCTGTTGCGTTAACCAACCAAGGGTTACCAACAGTACCAGCAGGAGTGCCAGCGTCAACAGACCCTGTCGTGAACTGATAGTACACACTGTCAATAACCACAGTGTCACCGTTAGTGACCGCCGCAGTAAAGTTGAGCGTACCAAGCGCACTTCCATTCTCCGTATAAACCCAGAGAACTCCTCCGTCGCAAAGGAACAAGTAAGCTGGAACTGTGTCTCCAATAGGAGCAGTAGCAGCCATGCTGACCGATCCAGTGTCACTGGTTCCAACTTGACCGATGGTAGTTACCGTACCGTCAGTAGCTACTCTGTAAAGAAACAAACCACTAACAACAAACAGATCGTCGTTGAAAGTACCGGGTTGATCAAAAGTAGCTCGGACGTGTCCAGTACCTGCTTCTGCAAACTTAAGCAAAGCAGGACGAGAAATTACTGCTACAGGGTCTTCACTTAGTGAGGGGTTCCGTTCGGCAAACCTGTTCTTAAGGAACAACTCTGCTTCTTTAGCAACGACTCTGTCGTACTTAGACGGAAACAGAGGAATATCTGCCATTTATTGTGCCCTCCTTACCAAGGCCATCCTTTTTCAAACATAGAACTAGGGTTGTACAACCTGTAGCTGTCTCCCCACACGTCTCTGTCAGCAGCCGTTCTAGCCATACGGATAAGAGCAAGCTCTGACCGAGTTGGTATATCTTGTGCGTATCTAGCTTTAAACTGAGTCTTTGATCTTTTAAAGGTTTCAAGAGTCTGCCCGTCCATTTGAATACCATAAGACGGGTTAAGAGTCATGGCCAGAAGAACGATGAAATATTCGTCAAACTCTTCTGGGAATGGGAAAGTGTCAACGAGTGCCAGAGTAGCGTATCTGACCCAGTTAGCTGTGTCTTCTCTATAGAACCATTCTGCGTTAAAGTCATCCGTAGAAAGAGTGATCGAGGTCGCTCCTTCGATTAGACGACCGTTGCCAGACACAGTAACGTTGTTAGTAGCCAGATTACCAGCTACGTCGATAGCTGCAAACCTAGACCCGTTATCCGGATCAGGATGCAGGAACAAGCTTACAGGATTAGACAGGTTCAACATGACCCGAGTGTTCTCAGGTACGAACCAATCGTTGTCGGGGACATCATTCCACCACGGATACCCAGACGGACGAGAAATGTTCTCTGCTCCGATAGGGAAAGCCACCAGCGGTTCGCCAGCCTCGTGACCAAACACAGACTTAACGATACGATTTAAGTAGCGTAGAGCCTCAGTTTGTTCATCCGAAGTAGGAGTGGCACCCACGGCAATGAGGTTTCCTTTGCGGAAAGCATCAGTGATAATTTCAGTAACCGTGGTCATGTATGTTTACCCTTTACCTAATAACTAGAACACCGATAGCACCACCTGCTGAGACTACTCGTCCCTGTGGTGATCCGATGATGATGGGAATATCTACCCATGCGCCAGCCGTAACTGAGAGAGCGTTTACGAGAGTAGTAACGCCATCTTTGTCACGACGAGAAATTGTAATGTTGCCGCTAGTGGTGCAAAGGAACCCGACTACACAAGACGAGTCGAAATCTACAGTAGCTCCTGCGCCTACAGCGAGCGGCTTACCTTTATCAATTGGCATTTTTTATTCCTTAAAGACAGAAAAGGCCGGGGCAAGGATAGCCCCACCCCGGCTCAATTTCTTGTACAGCGTTAGCCGTTGATACGGACAACCCGACGACGACCATCTGCGCAAGTGTTCGCTTCGAGAGCGATGTCAAAACGCACACGGTGTTCACCAGTTGCAAATACCGAATCCTGCCACATACGAACAGAAACAGGGACCTTCGAGAGAGCCTTGCGCTGAGCCATACCAGTTGCAGGCATGATCAGATCAGCAGTGCTAATAACGATAGCGTCCTTGTTAGCGATGAAGCGAGGCTGATGTACAGCACCCGGAGCACCCTTAAAGTTCACAGCGGCAGTGTTACCTGCAGCCTGCGCAACCGTCTGGTACGGACCAGAGGTGATAATCGCAGGGTAAACGCGAGGAGCAACGACACCACCAGTAGCAGTAAAGTTACCAATCACGCGGAACTCTTGAAGGTGATTGAGCTGCTTCTTAGCTCGGTTGTCGTAGGCAAAGACACCGTCAATGGTGAAAGTTTCACCGTCAACAAGAGTCTCAGTACCTGAGCCGATGTCCATGTTCAAAATCTGAGTCTTGAACTGACCCGGAGCACCCGAGATAGCTACGGACTCGTAAGTCGTAGCAGAGTCAGCAGTACCTGCGGTCAAAGCCGAGGTTGCCAGTCGAGTACCAACCGTCAAAGAAGGAAGCTGTTGGGTGAACAAGGTAGGAATACCTGCCACCTTACCGCTCCAACCGTCACGATAGACGCCCATGGCTTCGAGGTTGCCAGTGGTGTTATCTTCCACCAGTTCTTTACCGAGAGCCTGTTTGTCTTCGTAGTTTAGAACAGCACGGAGCTGACCTTCCATTGCGCCTTCTTGCATGAGACGGGTGTAACCACCTGCCACATCATCCCAAGTCCCAACAGCAGTAGAACCGTCACCGATCCAGTTGTTAGAAGCATTAGCGGCATAGCCGAGGATGTAGGCGTCAATGTCGGTAGCAAGTCGGAGAGCAGCAGCCTTAAGAGCTTCACTTTCACGAGCAGCACCGATGTCGCGGATTTTCACGAAATCTGCCCAACCCATGCTTGCGCCGATAACCTGCGTGAGCTTGAACTGTTCGGAACCAAACGTGGTATCCTGAACACCGCCCGACAGATCATTGACAGCATTAGTCGTGAACGTAGTCGTGTAGTCCGGAACGACCTGTTCAACAACAGTCAGGCCATTACGATCATTCATCTCTCCATCGAACTTTTTCCAAGATACGAGGTCCTTAGAGACGAGATTATTTTGAAAAATTGCAGCAAACGAGTTTAGGACCAAACGTGCTTGCTCAACAGTCACAGTAGCCATTTATTGACTTTCCTTTTATGAGTATTACCCTCCTTTGGCAAGTTCCTTAGCGAGGGCATCTAGGTTGACGTCAGCAGAAGTTGCCTCAATACTCATCTTCGTAGCCGAGGTTCCTTTGACCTTAGGCGGCGGAGTTGGAGCTTTGCTAACTTTCTGCTTAACGGGTTTCGTTTCTGTCTCTTCACCTAGAAAACCTGCTTCGATACGACCGAGAGCAATGGTAGCTTTTTGAGCACCACTGTTGACGATAGATCGGGCTTCTTCTGGGTTGTTAGACAGGTAATACAGAACGTCAGGACCTTTATCCATACTCATAAGAACAGTTGTCAGATACTCTCCGTAGTCTTGATCGAGGTCGGAGAAAGAGTCAATTAGTTCTTGACCTTTTTCTTCGAAATCAGGGTAACGCTCCTTGGCGGGATCAAGCTTTTCGTTCCAACTAGCTGAGAGTGCTTCGGCTTCCGCTTGGGCAGCCTTCTGCGCTTCAGTTTGTTTAGCCTCTTCTTCACGAGCTTTACGATCCTGTTCAAGTGCATGTTGGATAGTGTCCTTCATGAACTTAGGATCGAACTGTCCGAGCGGGTACTTAGGTTCTCCGTTCTCGTCTAAATCGTCTTCAGAGGGTCCAG